GTAATTTGCCTTGGGAATCACCAATGGCAATTGGTCGTAATAAACAAATTTTCAAAACAATACGGGAGAAATTAGATGTGGCTAATAAAGAACTTGGGACCAGAAGAGGCGAAGCTCCTGACGCGATGGGTACTGGGAATCGCTTTAGTCATCTTATGGCTATCGCTCCCAATGCTTCTTCTTCCATTCTCATGGGGAATACTAGTCCTAGCATTGAACCTTATCGTGCCAATGCTTATCGGCAGGATACTCTTTCGGGTTCTCACTTAAACAAAAATAGGTATCTTGATAAGATTATTCAGGTAGAAGCGGAGAAACATAATGAAGGGTGGTCTGACGAAGTTTGGCGTAGCATTATTGCGAATGATGGTAGCGTTCAGCACTTGGATTGGATGGACGAATGGACAAAAGATGTTTTCAAAACATCTATGGAAATTGACCAGCGTTGGGTGGTCCAACATGCGGCAGATCGCCAGCCTTGGATTGACCAAGCGCAATCTTTAAATGTCTTTTTCCGTCCAGACAGCAACATTAAATACATACATGCTGTTCATTTTATGGCATGGAAACTTGGATTAAAAACAATGTATTACTGCCGCAGTGATAAGATCGCCAAAGCAGATAAAGTTGCCAAACGTCTTGAACGAGAAGTTATAAAAGAGATTGATTTAACAGCACTAACTAAAGATGATGGTGCCTGTCTAGCCTGCGAAGGATAATTAATGGACGCATACGATCTATACTGGAAACTAAAAACACTTTGGATGGAAAACTGTAGTAGAATTAGTGGAGTTACAACTAAAACAGCCCATATGGCTATAATGATCCCAACTGAGAATGGATATAAAGAAGTTCTTGGTGCAAAATACAATAAAGAAATTAATGCAATAGAGTTAATAATAGAGGAACAAGAATGAAGACTAGTCTAAAATTAACAGACGAAAGAAATTACTTTAAGCCATTTGAGTATGCATGGGCATATGACGCATGGTTAAAGCATGAGCAAGCACATTGGCTACACACAGAGGTGCCAATGGCAGAGGATGTGAAAGATTGGAAAAAGAAATTAACTAAAGAAGAAAAACATTTTTTAACCAACATCTTCCGTTTCTTTACGCAAGGTGATATTGACGTTGCTGGTGGCTATGTGAAGAACTATCTTCCATACTTTCCACAACCAGAAATCCGTATGATGCTTATGGGTTTTGCTGCACGCGAAGCGTTGCATATTGCAGCATATTCCCACTTGATTGAAACTCTCGGAATGCCAGAATCAACTTATAATGAATTCCTTGAATATCAAGAAATGAAGGATAAGCACGACTATGTTTTGGATATTTCTGCCAAGAATACAACAAAGGAAAACACTGCTACGCACATTGCGGTCTTCTCTGCTTTTACGGAAGGAATGCAGTTGTTTAGCTCTTTCATTATGCTTCTCAATTTTCCTCGTCATGGTATTATGAAAGGCATGGGACAGATTGTTACCTGGTCTATCGTTGATGAAACTATGCATGCTGAGAACATGATGCGTCTATTTAAAGAGTTTATCAAAGAAAATCCAGAGATCTGGAATGATTCTTTGAAGAGTAAAATCTATAGCATTGCTGAGAAGATGGTTGATCTTGAAGATAAATTTATTGATCTATCATTCGCCAATGAATCAATGAGAGACCTAACTGCTGATGATGTTAAGAAATATATTCGTTATATTGCAGATCGTCGTCTTATTGGTTTGGGCATGAAAGGCATCTACAAAGTTAAAAAGAACCCACTACCATGGGTAGAAGAAATGATTAACGCACCAGTGCATGGCAACTTCTTTGAGAATCGTGTTACTGACTATGCTAAAGGTGCTTTGTCTGGTACTTGGGAAGATGTTTGGGCTAAAGCAGCATAATGGCTCATATAATAGCAAATCTTCCACCAGTAAAATGTTTTATTCGCAGAGAGTTTCTCTATGATTTCGAAAAGGGACATGGAGAACTTGAACCTTGCTGGTGGATAAGTATTAAATCTATACGTGGACAAGCGTTTAGAATAGAAGCATATTTAAATAACTATGGCGCTTTGTATGATAAGTTGCCATTACATGCATTTTGTTGGAAACCGATTGACGGCGAGCCATTACCTTTAGATTATTTACAGCTGTGGGATTGTCTTTCATATGATGTTACAGTATTAAAGAAAGCACAACTCCAATCAATGCGCTGTAAGATAAAACTAAAAAACGGAGAATGGTTATATGGCGAGTATCTATTTACTGTTGACTCTGCTCATCCTGATTTTAATGTTCTTGATACTGGATTTGCTGAAGATATCGAAGACCACAAATCTTATAATTTTATTCGGTGCGATAATGGTCAGTTCTCTGCTCAGCCAAACAATCGTATTATTATCCTTGAGCCATCGTCTAATCCTAGGGAGCTAAAGATTCCTGATTTTAGAGTGGCAACTAAACGATGGTCTGTGGAAACAGATCCAAAATGGGCATTGGGAGATACAAACACTGTGATGTATGAGGAGACAAAATGATATCGGTAGAAACATTAGTTGAGCTGGCAAAGGAAGTGGAGAATGAAGATCCTATAGATTGGGGTATGCTTTCTATTGATGAGGATACTGCATATAAAGTTATTGCATCTCAGGTATTGGAAATCTATAACACAAATGACCAACTAACCATGTTGGCGAGTATAACAAAGTTAATTGTGGAGAACTTTGTGCTAAATCTTAAACTACAGGGTATGAAATAATGACTACTAAATTCTTTGATTGTGAAGAGTGCGGAGCAAGAGGAAAGATAATACTTAAAGGGGAAGATCACACCAGTGAAGATTGCGTTTATTGTCCAGTGTGTTCTGCTGATATTTACGAAAACGAAGAGGAGGATGACGAAGAATGAAACTATCAATAGTCATAGCGTCCATATTTTTGACAGGATGTTCACTTATACTACCGAAACCACACGATCCAGTTATGTTTGATCAGATGGTTGGAATAAAGATTACATTAAACAGCACTAAATGCGCTGGTGATAAGAACTGGGATTCATTATTTGATAAAGTAGAAAGACTAAAAGTCTACACTGAATTGAGAAAAGATCCACAGGCTAAATCTGTGGATGATCTACAAACAGCATTAAAGAAGGCACATTCTTCAGCTAATCCAATATTTTGCGAGTCTGTGCTCAAAGTTAACCGTGTCAGAGTTGACACTATCGCAGACGCATGGAGGGGAAGATGAGTATATTTCAACACATTAGAGCAGAGATTGATGTAGCATCAAATGACGCAGCCAAAATTCTTGCAGAGGAATTGATAGCTGTTGGCGAGCAGTATCAAGCAGGACAGCTAACCAGAGATGAGTTTGAGTTTCTTGTTGGAGAGATTGCACAGGTCAGAGCACAACAAGAGTTGGCAACTGATGAGATTGCTCAGCGGTGGATTATCAATGCTGCGTCAGCAGTTCTGTCGGCAGTATAAATGTGGACATATCAAGGAAACGAATTCGCTGAGATCCCAGAAGGATACGCAGCATTCGTTTACTTGATAACTAATAAATTAACTAACAAGAAATACATAGGCAAGAAACTATTTTACTTTAGCAAGAGTAAGACAGTTAAAGGTAAAAAGAAAAAGATTAAAGTAGAATCTGACTGGAAAGAATACTGGTCCTCTTCAGAAGAAGTTCAAAAAGATGTTAAAGAATTGGGTGAGCAAAACTTCACAAGAGAAATTATAAGACTTTGTGAGAATAAAGGAAGTGCATCTTACTTTGAAGCCAAAGAGCAATTTATAAACGAGGTTTTAGAGAATCCAGATTTATGGTATAATGGTCAGATTCAAGTAAGAGTACATAGGACACATATTAAGAAATGACATATTTACTTTTTGCGGTTGCGCTATCTCTATCAGCTGTAGCAGCATACTATGCCATTGCTGGATTAGTCGCAATCTTCGCAGCAGCTGCAATCCCTATTGCTATAATGGGATCATTGTTGGAAGCATCTAAACTTGTAGTCGCTTCATGGTTGTATAGAAGCTGGAAAGAAATACCAAAACTATTTAAAATATATTTCTTAACAGCTTTAACTGTTTTAATGTTGTTAACATCTATGGGTATTTTTGGATTCTTGTCCAAAGCACACTTAGATCAAGCAGTACCTACAGGTGATGTAGTATCAAAACTAAATCTCATTGACGAAAAGATTAAAATAGAAAAGGAGAATATCAATGCAGCTCGTACAGCAATTACTCAACTGGATGCGCAAGTCAACGCCACCCTCAACAGATCAGACGACTCCAAAGGAGCAGAACGATCCATTGCCATCCGTAGAGGACAGCAAAACGAAAGAAACAAACTCCTCGGTGAAATCGGCACCAGCCAAGCGAAAATCGCCAAACTCAACGAAGAGCGTGCGCCAATCGCCAGCGAAGTCCGCAAAGTCGAAGCAGAAGTCGGTCCGATAAAATATATTGCCGCACTTTTATACGCAGACAACCCTGATGCAGATGTTTTAGAAAAAGCAGTAAGGGTTGTCATTCTTCTTATAGTTTTTGTTTTCGATCCTCTTGCAGTTTTGTTACTGGTTGCTGCTAACTGGCAGATGAAGAAAGACTTTCCAGTAGTAAAACCACCAAAAGTTAAAAAAGAAAAACAACCATCGATTATACCTCCAGTTATTATTCCAGCAGAGGCTCAAAATATTGTTAAGGAATTCTTTAAAAAAGAAGAGCCTAAAGTTGAGCGCCCAAAAGAGGAACCAAAGAAAGACTGGGAACCAGAGATTTATAGCAGGGTAGAAGAACCTGCTCAAAAAAAAGAACTAGGCAGATACCTGGCAGAAGTAACTTCTGAGGTTAAAGGTATAGCTAAAGATGTGCAGGATCTTCAAAAACCCTAAATAGTAGCAGGTAGGAGTTCTACCGTGTCTAACTAAAAAGGTGTCTTAAATGACTAAAAAAGTACTCTCTGGGGTGCTTTTTGTCATGTTTATATCCCCTGCAATGGCTCAACCCATTGTCACTGATTCGACTTCCCGCAGCACTACAGAAACAACATTAAAAAGTCCACCTCCAACTGCGGTGGCACCAGCTGTTACAACCATCAATAACGATGTCTGTGCCGTAGCTGCATCTGGCGCAGTTCAAACGCAGATTCTTGGTATCTCCATGGGTGGAACTATGCGAGATATGAATTGCGAAAGAATCAAACTCTCAAAGAATCTATATGATATGGGTATGAAAGTTGCCGCAGTAGCAACATTATGCCAAGACGAGCGCATTTTCACTGCCATGATGGCTGCTGGAACACCATGCCCTGTCGAAGGAAAAATTGGAGCAGAAGCTAAAGATGAGTGGGCAAGACGTGGTGTTTTAAATTCCAATAAAAAAGAAAATATTGGATACTATGCAACTAATCCTGTAGCTGAACCTGCAAAGTGATATGAAAGACGTAAGAGCATTTGTGGCGAAAATTACTGGAGCGTTTGCTCTAGTAGTTTGTTCGCTCACAAGTTCTTACGCACAAGCACCAACAATCACTACGCCA